GAGATTCACAAACGCGGCGCGTCGGCCCGAGAGATCGGACAGGCAATTCACCGGGATCGTGTGAGTATTGGCTACCTGATTAATCGCTACCAAGACGAATACGACACCTCTCCTATTTTCCGTGAAATGGCGATAAAAGTAAAGGATATTCTACAATGAGGCACAGGGAAAGCGATTTGCAAATAGCGTGCGTGCGGTGGTTTGCTATGCAGTATCCACAGTATCGAGGACTGCTGTTCGCCGTGCCTAACGGCGGCTCGCGGAACCGTATCGAGGCGGCGCGGATGAAAGCCGAAGGTACGGTTGCCGGGGTTAGCGATCTGATTCTACTGGTTCCGCGAGGTCATTTCGGGGCTCTCTGCATTGAATTAAAGACTGAGACGGGCAGATTGTCGCCAGCACAGAAAGAATGGCTGCAATGGGCCGAAACGAACGGAAACAAGTGTGTGGTAGTACGGCACATCGAGCAGTTTATCGAAGAGGTCAAGAATTATTTGGGTAGACAGTGACGTTGAATGACTATATATCGAAAAGATATGACCGGTGGCTTGATTACGCGACCTATCATTGCCATGCGTCCGGATTGTCAATCGAACCGGCCGAAGTGCTTAACGATGTTCTCTGCGGCCTTCTTTCGCGATCTCCGCTGCGTTTAGAAATGCTGATGCAGTGTGCCCGCGACGGGTACACCGAGCTCGACTTCTTTGTCCTTTCAATTATTAAGCGTAACATCATATCCCCTCGTTCATCCTTTCGGTACAAACGAGGCCAACATTGCACGTATTCGGTTGACTGGTCAGAGGAGCATCCGGAACCGAGAGTCGATATTGACGATCTCAATCTTGACAAATGTTATCAAATTGTCATTGACACATTGGATGAACTTGAACTGCCCAAGCGCGACCGCATCATCTTTGAGTGGAAGTTCTTCGAGGGACGACCGTATTCTGAATGGCCCGGGCCGGAAAGCCAGAAATGTTTGTACAACAAGTTCGACAAAATTTTTTTTGCACTTTCTTCAAAAATCAGGAAAAAAATCGGGGGGTAATTCTATGTTATGTTGAAACATTGCACGTTATGGCAAAATACAGTAAAGAAAAAATCAAGGAGTGGGCCGACTGGGTGCGTAACAATGGCCTCATTGATTACGGAGGAGCGCGTCTTCGGGACTTTTGTAATTATGTAGGAATAGACTATCAAACATACTACCGATGGCTCGAAAATGCGGAATTTGCGGAAGCTATTAAAAAAGCGAAGGAGGAATATCGCGATCTGCTTGAGCGGGACATAGTGAAGTCCATTTCCAATATAGCCAAAGGTTGCGAATGGACACAATCGATAACTGAGTACGGTTATGACAAGATGGGCAATCTATACAAAAAGAAGCATACGACTAAGACGATGCGCGAGCCTGTCAACGTCGGGGCTGCTATCTTTTTGCTGACGAATATCGCACCCGAGCGTTGGAAAAACCGTCAATCGCAGGAAGTCACAGGGAAAGACGGCAAAGACCTGCTGGCTGGGGCGAAGCTCATTGCCGGGATGGGTAAGGACGAGATTGCCGAGCTTCTGAGTGATGAGTGATGCAAAGTACATAGCTGCGGCGCAACAGGGCGCCCGGCAAAGTTTCCCGTTGTTTACGGCGATGATGAAGGGTAAAGATTTCTTTACCCCTTTTCATTTGGTGTACTACAAAATTCTGAATGCCTTTGCTCACAAGCGCATCAAGAGGTTGATAGTTTCCATTCCTCCCCAGCATGGTAAATCAGAGGGATCGACCCGGTTGCTCCCGGCCTATCTGTTCGGACTGTATCCGGACTTGAAAATAGCGATTGCCTCGTATTCGGACCGATTCGCCCGGAAATTCAATCGAGAGATTCAGCGGATTATCGACTCCGAAAGATACTATACGCTTTTCCCCGATACGCAACTCGCCGGTAGTCCGGTAGCCGATGATTCGAGCAGATGGGCGAGAACCGCAGGCGAGTTTGAGATAATAGGCTGCGAAGGTAAGCTTACGGCTGTGGGGCGAAGTGGTGGTCTGACCGGACAGACTGTCGATGTTCTTATTTTGGACGACCTGTACAAAAATGCGGCAGAGGCCAATTCTCCGCTCATTCGTGACGCGGTTTGGGAATGGTATACGTCTGTTGCGGAAACTCGTCTGCACAACGACTCGCAAGAACTGATCGTCTTTACGCGATGGCATGAGGACGACCTGATCGGCCGGATCGAAGCCTCAGAAAAGGTGGTTAACCTGACATCGCTCAGGCAGCTATCGGGCTGTGATCCCGATGCGTGGCTGAAGGTCGATTTCGAGGCGATCAAGGAGGGGCCACGCACAGACCTCGATCCGCGCGAACTCGGGCAGCCACTATGGCCCGAGCGGCATAGCCTACAATCGTTAGTTCGCCGCCGTGCGCTCGATCCGGTGGGTTTCGACAGTCTGTATCAAGGCCGCCCGGCAACTAAAGAAGGGCTGCTATATGGAGCCGAATTCCAGACATACGACGAACTTCCTCCGGCGAACGAGATCATCAAAAAAGCGAATTACACCGATACGGCCGATTTGGGTGACGACTACCTGTGCTCGATCTGCTATGTCGTGAGCCGTGATGGCTTTGCCTATGTGACTGACGTGCTTTTTACGCAGGAGCCTATGGAAGTGACCGAGCCGATAACCGCGCAAATGCTTTTGCGGAACGATACAAGGATAGCTTACATCGAGAGTAACAACGGCGGCCGGGGATTCGCGCGTGCAGTGGGTAGACTGGCCCCGGCAGTCCGTGTCGAATGGTTTCATCAGTCTGGCAATAAAGAGTCAAGGATATTGACTAATTCGGCATCCGTAATAAATCGCATAAAATTTCCCTCAGAATGGGGAAAAATCTGGCCTTCATTCTATGTTATGGTGACGGCCTACAAGCGACTGTTCCGGGCGAATCGGTTCGACGATGCGGCCGATGCCCTGACCGGCATTGTTGAGCGCGAGTTCCATAGAGGGCCGGTCCGCAAAACGAGAGTATCTGTAGGTAGTTTGCCACGATGAGAAAGATTACATTACGGGAATTTCTGCACATACAGCAGGCGTTGACAGACGAGGTGGAGATGACGGCCGAGAATTTCCCGAAGCCGTCCCGCCTATGCGGCCGTCAAGTGCCGAACAATCTCGACAGCCTGATGTTCGAGCAGCTCTGTCGTTTACAAACCATACGAAACGTACATGCCTTGTTACTCATCCCGCCTGAAATCATCCTCGGGCTTCCTGCTGCGAAAATCATGAGGACATCGGCGCGCGACGCAATAGGTTTTGCTCTTTGGGTCGGGACCGAAATAGAGCGCATCAACAAGCTTTTCCAAAGCACGATTGTAAATCCGACAAAAGAAGAGATTGCCGCCGGTATCGAAAGGCTGCGTTTCGGTCCGTTCGGGATGGTCGATTGGTTCGCCCAGCGCATGCACATAGCCGATCACGATCAGGTCATGGCTTTGCCTTGGCTTCGCCTGTACGAATGTGCTCGGATCGATGCACGTCGAGCTGAGTACGAACGCCGGTTGCGAGATATTTACCAGCAAAAGAACAAGCTATGAAAAAGAGCGTCGAAGAAAAGATCAGGGAAATCATCGAGGCAATGGGCATTGCGTATTTGTTCGAGTCGTGGCACGGCGCGAATGTCGAGCTTGATCGAAAAAAGCGGACGCGAGTGTTATCCTACCCTATTTGCATCAACGTACTGCCGCAACGCGGTACGATTTACTGGAACAACAATGGCCAGATTGTCGATGCTCCGAACTGCGTGCTCGCGTTCGGTGATGAAATTCGGCTTGATGCTCCGGCCGACGAAGTGCAGCAAGTCGTCGAACGTATGAAGCAGTTGGCTATGCAATTTGTCGTGCGTGTGAACGATAGCGGACTATTCGAGCCGGTTAGTGGTCCTATGATCTATACTTGTATGTTCGATAAATTGGATCGGAACCTCGCGCTCGTGACGGTCGAATTGGTATTGCGAGAAATTATGGGTGTTTGCGCGCGTAATTTGACGGAATAATGGAAGCGCTTAGATATCAGGGAGCAGAGGTAGTTGCAGAGGAACTCGAAGCGCTACGTCAACGTATTATTGCCAACATGGACGCAGCCGGACAGCGCGCAAGTGGAGCAACGGCCAATAGCCTGACACCTGAAGTGACGGAAGGGTCGGCCGGAATCACTGGTATTTTGTGGGGGCGCTCGTTCTTTTCCACGCTTGAAAAGGGATCGCGTCCTTGGAAAAGGCAGTACATTCGGCCGCCGAAGTTTTTCATCGATCTGATGGCCGAATGGGCTGCGAGAAAGGGTATCTCCGCGCCGGCCGGAGGTATTGCGTACAACATTATGACGAAAGGCTCGAAGCTATATCGCACCGGTGGCCGGACAGATATTTACTCAAACGAAATTCCTGCGACGATTGATCGGATTGCCAGTCGTCTCGCCGGTATCTTTGACGTGGCGATAGACGAATCGATAACCAAAAAATAGAATAGAGCATGAGAATATGGGATGCGGGCTTAGGTTTTTCGATCACCTACCCTAACTCGGTACATTTCGCCTTCACGCCGGCGATTATCAGCGTTTCGGGCCGAATCAAATCGGCCTCTGTCGAGATTACCTGCGACTCGACGGGTCAGAGTTACACAGAGAACCGCAAGGCATCACCTGCTGGCGGAGTCGTGTTCGATATCCAGCGTTATTTGCAGATGATTCTCGAAGGCATCAGGCATTCGGTTGTCGATTATTCTGTTCGATTTTCAGACAGTCCTATCGTCCGAAAAATTCATGTAAAAGTCACGGTAAGCGTAACGACGTTCGAGTTCGATATGGATTGCGTGTGGGGCGCTCTCGATGCCGGCGAGCGGTGCGGGGGCCCGTATATCCGTACATGGTTCGTGAACTACCCTTTCACGTTCAATGTGATTTCCAAACCAAGCAACTTTTTCGATGTCAAGTGTGACGACGGGCCGGTCAGTTCGCTCGCCTTCGGGTTGACGACGACCGACGAGGACGATTATCATCATTACATAGTCAATCCGGCCCGCGTTTTCGATACTTTCTTGGCAAACCGCCGTCTATACATTGCCATTCCGAATGCCTTGCAGATTCGCAATGACGTGGAACGGGTCGGCGTAACGTCATACGATTTGCGAATAAGCCGCGATTGTTCGGGCGTGTATCTGCGGTGGATCGACCGGCAAGGGCAGTACGAATACTACCTATTCCAACGGACAGCTCACGAATACGCCATAAGTAAAGACGAGTCATTTTCACGTAATGAAATGAGCAACCCCGCTCAATACGTTGACGGGGTGAATATCGGGACATCGACACGCCAGATTCTACGACAGGCCGAAACGTTCACGATAGTAGCTCCATTGATCGACGATCCGACATACGACTATCTGTCTGATTTGGCACAGTCGCCGGTGGTCGATTTGTTCACCGGTTACGACGATGAAGGGGTGCCGATGTGGCAGAGAGTGAATGTGGCTACGGGATCGCGGACGCGAAGCAACGACCTGCTGCAAGATTTCACTGTATCGATTACCCTGCCCGAGAAAAACGCGCAAATCTTGTGAGGCATGAAAGAAGAACTATACATAGATGATCAGATCGTAGACCTGTATCCGGACAAACCGATCACGCTGAACTTCAAGTCGAATATTCTACATGACATCAGCAAAATCACGGCGTCGAACAGCTATACGATTCAGTTGCCTAAAACGACTCGTAATCGTTGCGTATTGGATAATCCGACGGCTCCGGCCTACGACAGCCGTTTCCGCTATCGGACTCATGCCGCGCGGTATCTGCGCAATGGAATGATTGTAATCGACAGCGCGACAGCTATCGTAATGGAGAGTTCCGAAAGTTACGAGATCGCTCTGACGTGGGGCGTATTGCAGGCTTTGAAGACATGGGTATCCGATGCTCCTAAATTATCCGATTTGCCGGATGAAGGTACGACGCTCGCGTGGAACGAGAATACGGTGCCGGATTCTTATCCGCCTGCGGCTGGCGCTTTCTTCGCCGATTATAATACAGGAGTCCCCATGCTTTCGGAAGCCAAGAAGTTCGGCAATATTCATCCGTCAGTTCGGGTCGCTTGGATTCTGGAGCAGATCGAACAAGCCAACGGGTTTACGCTCGATATTCCGTCGCCGCAAAAAGAAGCGATTGAAAAACTGGCGATTCCATTGTTTGAAACCAACGGTAACATCACGAGTTGGAATGCGCAAGGCTACAAATCTTCCGACAGCTATTCGGGAAGGGCTACCGGGGTTTCCGGAGATACATGGTATGCGATTCTCCCGACAACATACACACAAAGCTCGCAGATTTGGACCGATCCCTATTTCGACACAGGGGGCAGCAGTCGAGTCCGGATTTACGTGTCAGGACAGATGCTGAAAAAATCGGCGATAGATACGCATTGGGACAATCCGTCGGTCAGGTTGTACGAAGGATCGACGTGGGACGAAGTCGTCGGCGCTGCGGTTCCCGATTACAAATGGGATGCTGAACCTATTTCCGGTCATCCCGATCAAGGGTATACTATATTATTCGATCAAGTGGTTACCCTGAAAAAAGGCACGTCCTTCTGGCTGATCTCGACCAGTGATTGGCGACTGACCGATGCGGCGGTATACGTGAGTCCTTACGACGTAGACCTGCATTACCCGACGGCATATCCAATCGTTCCAAATCTTCCGAATATTAAGCAGATCGATTTCATCAAGGCATTATGCGCGATGTTCGGGCTTTTTGCCATGCCTTCGGGCACGCCGAACACGATCCGTTTGGTATCGCCAGATGTGCTATTGTCGAACATAGGCAGTGCGATTGATTGGTCGAACAAATTGATTGATGCTGGAGATCACGAGCCGAAGTCAACAGCTTTCACGTTTGGGGATTTCGCACAAAGGAATAATTTGAAATACAAGGAGGATGATACGGTAAAGATTGATGCGGACGGAGTTCTTGCCGTGGACGACGAGAGCCTTGATCCGGAGGAAGACCTTATTACACTTCCGTTTGCAGCCTCGTCCGGAAACATCATCGCGCACTATGAATGGAAAGACTCGACGAGTGGTGAAGGGCGAGAGCTCGAAGAAGTGAAGGTCGAGCCCCGCATCATGAATCTGACGAACGTGTCGGGTAAATGCGCGCTTTCGTTCGATGGGTTGAAATTCAGTGAATTGATAGCAGATTATTATGTCAATTATCAGGCTTTAATAAATCAGCCCGTCGTTATTAAAGAACGTTTTACCTTGACCGAATATGATCTTCAAACGCTTGATTACACCGTCCCCGTCTATTTGCGGCAATACGGTCGGTATTACGGTATTGTCACGATACAGACGAGCTCCGCGCATATTTGCGAGGTGCAACTATTGCAGTTATCGGAATCGGCAAATCAGTAAATATCATAGATATGGCGAATTCAGACACGAAAGAGAAAATCCTCGTTTTACGGGTTGACGTTACCAAAGCGGTCAACGAGATCAATCGTTATAATACTATGCTTGAAGAAAGCCGAGAGGAGGAAAAAAAATTGCGTGAGCAAGAAAAACAGAATTCTGACAATAAGGATGAATATCGAAAGAAAATAATCGCCGTCAAGGCAGCGCAGACTGAGTATAAAAGTGCTGTTCGGGACCTGAGTAAGGCGATTCAGGAGGAAATCAAGCTACAGAAGCAACAGGATTCGGCCAGCAAAATTACAATGGCGACAATCAAAGAGACGATTGATGCGAACCGGCGTAGACGAGACTCCATTGCCGAATTGAACGCTGAAAACCGGAAACTGCGCGAGGTTAGACGCTCGCTCGATTTCAATACTCAGAAGAACGAAATCGACGAATTGAATACGATTATTGAGGCCAATACGGCGCTTATCAAGTTGAATACCGATGCTTATACAAAGCAGAAAATGAGTGTCGGAGATTATCAAAAAGCGTTGTCCGGACTCGATAGTATCATGGTCTCGCTCAAAGCTCGGATGGACCAGCTTGAAAAAAAAGGACGCGGGCAGTCGGCCGAGTACAAACAGGTGGCTTCTGCATACGATCAGGCGAAAGCCGAATGCGACCAGTTTACCCAGACGCTCAGTTCTCTACAGGGCGAAAGCGTAAGTGTGAGACAGCGGATGCGCGAATTGCGCGAGGAAATGATGCAGCTTGAGGTGCAGGGCAAAGGGAATACCGAACAATATCAGGCTTTGTTGAAAGAGTCCGTGGAATTGGCCGGTGCCCAGCGGGCCGTGAACGACCAAATCAACAATCTTGAGCCTCCGACCGCGAAACTCGATGCTTTGATGTCCGGCCTTACAGGTATTGCCGGTGGGTTCAGCGCATGGCAGGGAGCTATGGCTGCCGTTGGTGTCGAAAGCGAAGATTTTGAGGCCGTGCAGACCAAGTTACAGGCTGCTATTGCACTGACGAATGGCCTGACGGCGGTAACCAATATGCTCGACAAGGATCAGGCGTTTATGGTTGGACTCAAGACTGCCGCACAGTCGAAAAATATCATCGTCAGCAAAGCAGCGATAGTCGTTCAAAAAGCGTTGAATGCGGTTGTATCGGCAAATCCGATTGGGTTGTTCGTCACAGTTGTTCTTGCGGCTGCCGGGGCTCTTACTGTCTTTGCATTCAGAAGTAAAGAGGCAAAGGAAAGGCAAAAAGAATTAGGGCAAGAAATAGAAAAAACCAACAGTGTTTTGGAGCAATTAAAATCTGATTCCGATTTTGATGTTGCTATTGCTGAAGCATCGGGAAAATCACAAGCAGAATTTATAAATATCAGAAAAGAGGCAGCTAAAACGGCTGTTGCCTTGGCTGATATCAATTTGAGCAAGGTGATTGATGCTTACGGCAAGGGGAATGCCACCAAAGAACAATTGAAGGAGGCTCAGCGGATGCAGGAAGATGCTTTAGATCAGTTGAATGCAATAAATCGGGAAGCAACAATCAATGATGTAAAGCAAAGAACAGAAGGAGCAAAAAAGGCCGTTGAAATTCGGAAAGAGCAGCAACAGAAAGAACTCGAAGCCGTCCGGGCCGCACAAGATGCGATCTTCGCACTGATAACCTCGGAAACGGAACGGCAGTTGACTCAAACTGAGGCGACTTATAATCGACAGATCGAGGACCTGAAGAAGCGGCTTGAAACGGAAAAGGACTTGACTATTGCCGCAAAAAGAGCGATTAACTCCCAGATCAGCGCACTTGAGGACAAAAAGGAAATCGACCTCGCGCAGATTCGCCAGCAAGCCAACAAGGACGAAATTCAGAAAGAGGCTGACAAGCAAGCGAAGCTGATCGAGCTACGCCTATCCGCGCTTAAGGAGGGCAGCGATGAAGAATTAGCGCTCAGAATTCAGCAGCTGGAGTTGCAGAAGGCCGAGGAGATACGTGCGGCGGAAGAGTTGGGTATTGCCCGGGTCGAGGTTGAGGCTAAGTACAATAAACTGATCGAGGATGAGCGGGCGAAGACGGCTGAGAATCTTCGCAATAAGGCGGCCGAAGAATTGGCGCTCGAATGGCAGAATAAGATCAACGAAGCTGCCTTGCAGCATGAAGATACATTACAGTTAGAGGTAGAGTATCGGCGGTCTGAGTTGGAAGCATTGCATCAAATGGAGGGCGAATCGGACGCGGAATTTAAAGCCCGGCAGTTGGAGGCTGAGCAGAATTACGTCGATGCAAAAAAGACGCTTGCAAATAAAGAAATGGAAATCGAACAAGCCAAATATGAGGCGGCCGCAGCAATTACTGGGGGAATGTCTGATATGTTGGCTGAAATCGGAGAGAACAATCGAGCTTTTGCCGCCGCATCCAAGATTTTAGCATTGGCCGAAATCGCCATTGATACTGGTAAAGCCATATCAGCGGGTGTAGCCTCGGCGATGGAAGTTCCATTTCCTGCGAATTTAGTAGCTGTTGCTACGACAATTACAACGGTAATGGCAAATATTACGAATGCTATCAAGACTGTCAAATCAGCCAAATTCGCTGAAGGTGGTTTGGTTACCGGTCCCGGTTCCGGAACGTCTGATAGTATTCCTGCGCATTTGTCGAACGGAGAGTCGGTTATGACTTCACGGGCGACAGAAATGTTCGCGCCCGTCCTTTCCGCTTTCAATCAGATCGGGGGCGGAGTGCCGATCTCCGTACAGCAGTCGAGCAGCGTGATCGAGGGCGAGGAAATGCTGGCGAGAGCTGTCGCAAAAGGAGTGGCCGCCCTACCCCGGCCGGTCGTGTCCGTCGAGGAGATCACGACAACGGCAAATCGGGTCGCTGTACTTGAAAAACTGGGCGACGCATGATAGTATATGAATCTTTGAAAGACAACCGCGATCTGTTGATACGGTTGGCCCGGACGGGGATAGCCGTCGAGGATGTGAAACATTTGGAATTGTACGAGGATTTCGTGAGGCTCAAGGCTGATGGACTGAAAACTACTTACGTCGTGGCCCATCTCTGCGATCAGTACGAGGTGAGCGAGGCGACCGTGTGGCGGATCATTCGGAAATTCCAGCGGGTTTTGGTGCAATAAAAAACCCCCTCGAAACGAGGGGGCATCCGTTTGGAAGATAATTTGTGATAATTAAACAAACCGAACGGATTCTATTTCTTTTGCGAACGTTTTGATTTTTTCCTCGATTTTCCGTGCCGTTCTTTCGCTGGGCTTTCGGAATCCGCTGATATAATGTCCGAGTTGTTTTTGATTGACACCTGTAATTCGCTCCAATCCGGCTAACGTAAAGGCATAGGCGTAGTATTGAAGAAACGACGGAATATCGTATTTGAACTCAAAATCCAATGCCGGACACGTTTTACCTTCGGCCTGATACATAGCCCGCATTTCTTCGTATGAGTTATAGAAATCGGCTATTGTTTCCGCTACGGTTTTACCTTGTCCCAGCAAGCCGAAGGGAATATCTTTAATATACTCCATATTTGCATCGAAAGTGCCGTCGGCCCCCCGCTCGATGATTACCTGTGCTTTCATAGTTATAGTTTTAAATGTTGTCGGCAGTTGCCGGGGTCAGAACTCGACCCCGGACTGCTCACTGATACTTTTTAATGTCTTGCCTTTCGCTTCTTCGCTTTTGTGTCGAGGAATCTGAAATCGACGTTTTGTAATCGGGCTGTACCACCAATCGTGATTTTTTCCGTGACTTAGGAAGTAGCAGCCTGCTTTCCTTAATCTCCTCTCAATTTCTGAATACTTCATCTTATCGGTTGTTTAATTATCACAACACAAAGATAGTATTTTTACTATCATTATCCAAATTTTTCTTTAAAATTTTTCGCAAAATCGTGCATGGACATATTACTGTCACAGACTGACAGTCGAATTATACCATTTTGAGGGGAAAAAACGAGGCTTTGTTCTATGTTATGCCAAAAGTAGATTTTATGGCATATTTGAAAATTTACAGCCCTATCGTGAACGAGGAGAATAAGGCGATGACCCTTTTTTTCTCGGGTGTTGAAGGCGTATCTTTCCAAGACATCGACGAGTTCATATCGTCCATTCCCGAGAACGATAACCTAATCGACATGAGGTTGCATTGCGCAGGCGGCGATGTGATCGAAGGCTGGGCAATGGTCGATAAACTACGAGCAACCGGCAAGGAGATTCATGCGACGATTGAAGGCCAATGCGCCTCGATGGCTACGGTGCTTCTCTGCGCCGCACCCAAAGAAAATAGGCGGGCTTATCCGCACGCCCAGATTCTGATACATGATCCTTATATCCCCGAGTACACGCTGGCCGATGCCTATCGTGCGGAGGACCTCGAAAAGATTGCCGCCGATCTCCGTGCAAACACGGAGAAGATACTTGATTTCTACGTCGAGCGAACCGGGGCAAATCGCGAGGAGCTGGCCGCGCTGATGAAGGATGATAAATGGATCGATACCGTCGAAGCGCAGCGGCTCGGTTTCATTTCCGAAATAATCCTGCCGGCCTCGGCTTATGCCGGGAAAGGTGCGGCCGCATGGCCAAATAACAACCAAAATAAAACGAGTATGAAAAACGAAAAAACGATGCAGGCCGCCATGAAAAGGTTGGCGGCTCTCATGGGGTTCAACGTAACTCCCGCCCAAATCGTCGCATACGAGCTCGATACCGAGAGCGGCGAGACGATCACAATCGATAAGCCGGAGGGCGAGGCTCCTGCCGTCGGCGACAACGCGTCGCCGGACGGAGAGCACAAGATGCCCGACGGAACGACGATCATCATCGAGGACGGAATCATTACCGAAATTCGGGCGGCCGAAGGACAAGGCGGCGAGGGACCGGAGCCGGTGGCCGAAGGCGAGGACGAAAAGGATGTCCGGATCGCCGAGTTGGAGGCAGAGAACGCCGAACTCAAAGAACGGATTGCCGAACTCGAACAGGAACTGGAGGGAGCCAAGAGCGTTGCCAAGACGAGCGACGAAAAACGTATCCTTAACCTCGTCAAGGTAGCCGGAGGAATCGACTGGCTGAAAAAGGTACAATCGGAGTACAAACCGGCAGGGAGAGGTTTCCCGCAGAGCGGAAAGACGGAGACGGAGGGTGAATCCAAAGTGGCCCGCCGGCTCGCTGAATTGAGAGCCAAAAAATAAACCAGAAAAAACACATCAAAAAACAGAGAAAGTTATGGCAAGCACAGGACTTGATTTCGCAAAACTGACCCCCGATAACGGTGCGGTGCGGGACCTTCGGGAGTTGATCTTCCTCTCCGTCATGGACGTGGACCAGCTCGGGGCATTGTTCAATTTCCTTCCGAACCAAGAGCACGGCAAGAAGGTCGGCATGATCGGCGAGTTCGGAATGCTCGGCAAAGCGAGTACGGGATGTCTTCCGTCGTTCAACCAGAGCGTTCTCGCAGCGTCGGAAAAAACGTGGGACATTGCCGAGTGGCAGATATCGGAGCAGATTTGTTACACGGACTTGCGGGGCACGCTGGCGAAGGTTGCTATGCGTACCAAGACGCAGGTGGCAGATCTGACCGGCACGCAGTATATCGACGAAATTCTGGAGCCGCGCCTGTCGCTGGCGATCCGCAAAATGCTGATGCGTTTCGCTTGGTTCGGCGACAAGGCTGCCGATACCGTGACCAACGGCGGGGTGTTGCTCGATACTGTCGATAAGGGGTATTTCACGCTGATCGACGGCTTCTGGAAGCGCCTGTTTACGCTCACGACGGAGACCCCTGCGCGTAAGACGACAATCGATGCCAACTCGGAAACATCGTTTGATGCTCAGGTATCGGCGCTGTACACTGCCGGCATGCCTACGGGCATTATCGACAGCCTGATTCGGGAAGCGCCGATGGTGCTGCGGCAGACACCCGGTCAGGTGATCTACATCACGCAGTCGCTCCGCGATGCGCTCGACTGGGACATCATCAACAACAATAAGGGTAGCGAACTGCAATGGACGGCCATTTTCGACGGCATCGCCAAAACGACCTACAAAGGTGTCGAACTGCTCGCTATTCCGTTCTGGGACGAGATCATTCGCTCGACAGAGACCGTCACGGGCGGGAAAGCGTGGAACAAGCCGCACCGCGCGCTGTACACGGTGAAGGAGAACCTGCTGGTCGGTTCGGAGAGTGAAAACGAGATCGCCGAGCTCGATATCTGGTTCGAGAAAAAGGATCAGGTGAACTACATCCTCGCCAAAGATACTATCGGCACGCTGATCGGTCAGGACGATCTGCTTCAGGTGGCTTTCTAATTCTCAAAACGGACGAATATGGGAAAATGTGAATATTTGATCGCGCAGGCGATCACCGAAAACTGCGACGATCCGCTGGTAAAGGGGCTGGAGAAGCGCGGTATCATCATCAACCGCGACGATGTGGACTTTGGATCAGTCGAGTTCGCTGCGGACAAGTCCAACGTCGTATCGGCTTTGCCGCTTCTGAGCGGCAAGAAGGCGTTTGAAATCTACCAGCCGGGCAACACGCCGTTCACCGGCTCCAATTCGGCGCTGGCGACCGGTACGAGCCGGAATACGTTCACGCATCAGATCGTGATGTATATCCCGGACTCCGGGCCGGACGTGGCCGAAAGCATCATCGATCCGCTCGCTAATGGCTCGTTCCTCGTCATTTTGGAGAACAAGTTCAAGAAGATGCAGGGAACGCCTGCCGGTGCTGCCGCATTCGAGATTTACGGCTTCTATCAGGGGCTCGTAGCCAATGCTGCCACGCTCGACAAGTACAGCGACGATACGAACGGCGGATGGTCATTCACACTTCAGGAGGCAGGGTCGCCTAAATCGGCCCTCTACCTGTTCGCTGAGACATATGCGGCGACCAAAACGCTGATCGAAACGCTGCTCAAGGGAGCGACTGAGTAGGTTGTTATGTCTTTCGCGGAGGCATACGAGCTTGTGTCGGAATGGGGGAAACACTTACCGGGTGTTTTCCCCATATCCGAACAACGCAAAATCGAATCGCTTTATCTGGAAGTGTTCCGTCGGCCGCTCAGGTCCTGTCGTTGCAAGGATAGGTATTCCGATGCGGTGATCGAGATGCGAATTTACCTGAAAAAGAATATGAAAATGAGAAAAATATGCAACTACCGTCTCAAAGCCGGCGTGGTAATCCAGCCGGGTGGTACGTCCGATGTCTACACGAACGACAACTTGACCGATGCGGTCGCTACTGCGTTTCTCAAGGAGCGGCCGGGAGCTGTCGGGCTGTTTGAGGTGATCCCTGAGAAAAAGTCCGATCCGGAGATCGAGATTAATCCGGATTTGCGGTCTGAAATCGCCGCCGACCTTCAGGCCGGGAAATCGAAGACCGCGATCAAAAAAGATTACAAAGGGCGGCAGATAGCAGGTAAGACGATAACTCTCGCGGTTATCAATGCGCATATCAAGGCTGCGGAGGCCGAGCACGAGTCGAACGATTTATGAACGGGGGATGAATATCAAGGAGACGAAAAAGCCGAGTAGGCGGATCGATGTCAAGTACCTGTCATCATTAGGCATTCAGGCATACGACGCTGATA